GCAACTGGGTTGATTCAATATATAGCTCACAAATGCGGCATACGTGCGTTTCACACTTGGGTTCTTTAAGTAGGGAATACATATATATTATATTTTGAATTTAATATATAAAGAAAAAATAATTCACCAAAGAAGGTAATAACTTAACCACGCCGGAGACCAGCGTGCAGCAGTGGCCCATTTCTTATTACGCTGTCTAAACCTTTGGCGGCGGTCTTCATTTTTATGACCTGTAAAGTCAGCAGCGCCTGCCAACCCAAAATGAATCATCCCATCCTTAGGACTTTGAACCATATATTTTTTATTTTTTCTTGATGATGGAAACACTTTGCCTACACCATATTTATTGGCTTGCTTTTGAACTTCATTTATATTTGACAATTCGCTCATTTTATATTATATATATTTTAAAATAAAGTATATATATTATTGGTTCTTTAAGTAGTTTTCATATATATTAATCCGCAAAGTAATATGGAGAAACAACCTTGGGTTTCTCGGCAAAACTTGGAGTGACCTTGAATTTGGAACTGGCGTTTTGTTGGGTCTTGGTTTCACGTTCTTTGCGAACTGGTTTTACTTCCTCTTCGCTACTTGAGTCCTCATATATAATTGTCTTTTTCTTTTTCTTATCCTTCTTTTTCTTTTTCACAATAATCACCTCTTCCTCGCTCTCAGAATCTTCAGACGCAGACTGATAAATAATCTTGGGTTCTTTCTTTTGTTTGGGTGGTTTTACTTCTGGTATTTCCGGTATTTTTACTTTTTTCTCCTTTTTGGGAGGTTCAACTACTGCCACTTCTTCTTCGCTCTCATCTTCACTCACAGGTTCCGCCTTTTTGCCTGCTAATTGCTCTTTGATTGCTTGAAGGCGTAGTTTCTTTTCAACTGGTGTCATCTTTATCTCCTTGGGTGGAGGCGCTGGTTTGGCGGACATTTTCGCGGCGCGTGCGGCAACCATCTTCTCATATGCTGCCTTCTGAGCGTCAGAGCGCTCCTTCTTGGGTTTGGTCAAACTGTCATCATTATCGTCAGACATTATTATAATATAACAAAAGAAAATAATTTCAGTCATATTCCTTAATTAAATGAGAAAATAATATAGTCGTATTATAAAATGCCGATTGTTGAAATTACAGAAGAGGTTAACAAGTCAATGCCAAAGACGAAACCTATTAAGGAAAAGATGGATAAGTATGTGCCTGACATCATAGATGGTGTAGCGCGGCGTAATGGAACAATCGCACTCTATGTAGGCAGTGGTGGTAGCGGCAAGACGAGTTACCTTTTAAACCAGATGAAGACAGTGTATAAAAAGAAGTTCCATCACATTTATTATTTTTGTCCCTCATCATCGTTTGCTAGTGTGAAAGATCACGCATTTGCGAAACACGATAAGGTTTATCACGAGTTAGATGCTGATACTTTGGAGGAAATAAAAGGTGAGTTAACAGAGCGTAAAGATGCGGCGGAAGATGGTGATGAACAAGAATACTCGCTCATAATCATTGATGACTTTGCCAATAATTTAAAAGATAAACTTTTGTTGCGCACATTAAATTCAATGCTTATTAAGGCGCGACATTTGAATGCTTTTTTTATTTTCACAGTTCAGAGTTATTTGTATTTTGCAAAGATACTTCGAAAACAATTGACTTGGTGTAGCATCTTTAGTGGGGTTCGCAATAAAGAAGAGTGGAGAACCATCAGGGAAGAATTGCTTAAGATGAATGAAGAAGATGCTAAGAAATTGTATGATTATGTTTTTGATGTGCCCTATAATCATTTAGACCTAGATTTGTTTGAGGAGAAGATTTACAAAAATGGGAATTTGCTGGATATAAGAGAAAAAGAATAAAATATGTGCTTAATATAACTGATAATGGAACATATAGAATCAATCCAAATATTTTTAAATTCGCGATATGCTACTGAGACGGTGGATGATAATATAGCAAATAGCATTTATTATTTGCCTGTGATTGAAATTCCAGACGGACATCATATCTATCTGTCTTTACAAAATGCTACAATCCCATATTCATTCTACTCCATTTCAAGTTTCGATAACACTTTCATCTTTGGAGTGGTCGGTGACCCACCAACAACATATTATGTGGAACCAGGTAATTATAATATAACCCAACTTGTAGGGGTAATCCAAACAGCAATGGGCGCATCTTATACAATAACGTATAGCAGTATAACCAGCAAACTCTTGATTACTCATTCGACAAGTAACTTTATAATATATGCCTCGACAATAAATCACGCGCTCGGATTTAGCAAAACTACCAATACTACGTCGGCGGCGAATCTTTTGTATAGTCGCGACTGTGTAAATGTGAATCAGATTCGCGCCCTTAATATTGAAATCAACTTCCCTACATATAATGTGAATATAGCTCAAGCGTATAATAATAATATTTTAGCGACAATTCCAGTATATGTGGCGCCATTCAGCATAATTACTTATACAAATAATAACAACTTTAGGACAAATTTATATGTCAATAAATTAGACCAAATTCAGATTCGCATTTTGGATAATGAAAATAGACTCGTTGAGATGAATGGGGTGCAATACCAAATGACGCTCCAATTGGATTGTGTTAAATTTACGGAATAGAACCATCTTTAAGAAAGATGGAGTCAAATATTTTTTGCTCTACTTTTCTCAAAAGTGGATAGAAATAAAATATTGATATAGTTTATAAATGATTGGATATAAAAAACCACTTGGTAGGGCTATGATGGGATTTAAAATGCCCCTTGGCAAGAATAAACTTGGTAGCAAAATGCCGCTATTGATGAGACCTACTATGAGAAAAGTTGAGGAAGCATTAACAAAAAAAGTTTCGGCAGGTTTAGAAAGAAATGTTTTGAAGCGATAAACTCAAGATATTAAGGCAAATAAATAGATTTATAATTATTTTAAATCTATTTTTTTATCTCTTGTTAATTTATAAATGATTCCTGCTAATCTCAAGTTTCAATCTAAGGTCGAGTCGGCCCCAGCACGCAGATATTTGACCCAAATCCAACCCCAAGGATCCACCACATTTAATCCTGGTGATACCATTACCATTAACATTCCCACAAGAGCCAACACTGCTCTCATTCCCTCTGAGTCATACTTAAAAGGAAATATAGGTTTGATTTGCACAGCTGCGCCTACCAGTTCCTGTTTTGAGTCGTGTGGATTCCACCAGTTCATCCAAAGAATCCGTGTGTTTCATGGTTCCAATTTACTTGAAGATATTGATAATTATGGTCAATTGGCAAAAATCCTGTATGACTACCAAGCACCAGAAGATACTGTTAAGGGACGCCTTTCTGTTACTAGTGGAACCAATGAGGAGTTTTCGGCAGTTGGTGTTGCTGCTGATGCTTTATTAAATACGCGCTCGGTCAACAGAGGCAGAGCGTATACTGCTGCTCAGTTTCCAATTGCTGCCAGTCCAGGAACATTATACCCCTTTGCTATCAACTTGGTTTCCCTTGTTGGGTCCCTTAGTGGTGAGAAATACTTGCCTTTGTGGGAGATGACGGCAGCTCCCCTCCGTGTTGAGATTGTGCTACAATCGTCCCTGATCAGAGCGATGATGGTTGAAGGTGGAACTGCTCTTAACTATATTGCCACCTCAGTTAACTACTGTGGTGAGTTCTTGGAGCTTCCTGATTCTGCTGTTTCGGCAATCAAGGCTGGTTCTTCCAGTCCGATGCAAATGGTTCTCCCTTCTTACCGCTCATATACTAACTCTGTCTCTGTTCCTGCCACCACAGCGACGCAGGCGAGTTTTCCAATTCCTGCAAAATTTTCGTCCCTCAAGAGCATCTTTGTTGCTTCGAGAACCACTGCTGGTTTGGCGGCACAATACCCTTCGTCTCACTGTGCTTTCGGTGTAGGAAGTACCAACTCCATCGGATACCAATTCAGAGTCGGATCAGAAGTTTTGCCTTCTACTCAACCCACATCTTTTCCTGAAATATACTCTGAGGCGATTAAGTGCTTCGGCTCTGTTGCTGATATGCAAAACCAACCTTCAATTGATAACACCGCTTTCACACTTAATGCTCCTAACACTATTGCTGGTTTGGTACAGGCATCCACTAAGGATTCTGGTTCTTTCTTGATTGGTATTGATATGGAGATTTACCAGAATGCTGATAAGGCGTCCATCTTTTCTGGAACTAACACCAACACATCTGATATATTCAGCATCATCAACTATTACAGTGCTGGTGCCATTACTGTTCTCCAAACTGCTTTCGCATGCTATGACCAGGTGCTAGTCTATGAAAACGGCGTGTGCTACGCGAGATATTAAGCATTAAGCAACAAGTAGAGTAATCATAGTATAATAAAATATTCAGTTATTATAATATGGATCAAGAAGTAGCGAAATTATGGCTCTATGGAGCAAATATAGGAACCACAATATCACAAATCGGAATCCGAAACACCACCAATACTGAATACATATTTTTTGTAGATTTGCGACTGGTTTTAGGCGAAACGATGTTCCAAAAATATGAGGCG